TAGGCGGGAAATGCTCCTCACCTAACATCATGTAGTCAATAATTCTTGCTCTGTAATTTAATTTACTCTGTACATATTTTTTGACTCTGTCATGATCAATCTCCTTCTCTATGACAGCCATGCCGCAAAGGCACCTAAAGGTGTGTGTTTTATATTGCTTACTCATTTTATTTTCCTCATTAATTCTTTTAACAATGTTACACTGGAGTTACTTAAAAAAACCTCCCTAAAAATAGGGAGGCTTTTTCGTTTGTAGAGTTACTTCTTTACGTCCTCTTTGGTCTTATTACTCAAATCACGAAAGTAAAACATGGGTTTTACATTCTCCTTTTCGAGTTTAGAGGCGTAAATCTCGAGCGCTTTATGCACTGCCTCCCTTGCTGTAGCTTGGAGTACAGTGTCGTCAGAGGTTCCAACTCCTCTACTCATAGGAGGCCGGAGGAAATAAACCGCCATGCCAACTATCTTACCTATGAGTTTTTTCTTGTCATATTCACCGTTCGGCTGTTTGCACTCTTTGAGGATTACCTGCCAGTTTTTATTTGGCATAGCTTTATTATCCTTGTTATTCATTATCTTTCTAATCTCAGGTAATGAAGCAAGAGCATCCATTTTAATAGTAACCATATTACTACTCCTTGTTTGGTTGTTAACTTGTCAATAAACACAAATGATAATTTCTAAGAGAAATTCACCATTCGATGAAATCTACCACTATTCTTTTTAAAAAACAAAATATGATTTCTTGTTTTATTGCCTGCTGCGAGGGTCTATGGATCCAGGCGGAGGCTGGGCCGGATCCATACCTGATCCAAGGCCCGGCCAGGAGGCATCCGAAATTTGGCCGAAATTCAATATTATCAGAGTCTTAGGTGGCCTGTCATTAGATTAATTACTCTATTAAATCAAAAAACAATTTTCAACTAAAAAGAGTAAATAGCAAAAAGCCGGACGGGGGGATGCGGGGGGAATGAAAGACAGACACACATTGTGCAACAATTTTTTCAATTTTGTGAATTTTTGTAATTTTGTGCGAATTTTACTACATTTTGCTGTTTTCTCTTGATTTTTGTATTTTTTTGTAGTATATATATATTATATATATATTATATATATAACTTAGAGTAGATAAAGAGAATAGATAGAGAGAGTATAGAGTAGCTGCTATGTATATATTATGTATATATAGCAACAAGAGGGTAAAAAACAAACTATTGCCATTTTTATCAAAAATAGCTATATTTTGCCTGTGCCAACTCAAAAAAGCAAACTCTTATCTGTTGCTAGAAAACATTGTGCCAACTGGGATAACGGAAATTGCATAGGTGTTTTGCTAAAAAGGTCAGGCGGATCATTGAGTTGCAGAACCTCCAAAAGATTAGCAGGAAAGCCGTGCTGTGTTGCCAGCGGCTGTGACTATTTTAACCTTATAGTAATACCGGGAGTAAGTAATGGACATTAAAACCTTTGATAATGAGGCCTTTTGTGTTGATGCAGAGAGCTTTTTCCACTTATGGTGCTGTGACTGCAATTTAAGGCATCTTGTGGTCATAGAGGCAGTTGGTGGCGGATCTGATGTTTTTAAGAAAAAAGGAGGAAAAGTCGCTATAGCGATGGCTAGAGACGATATACCTACTAAATTTGCAAGAAAGAATGAAAAAATAGTATTATACAAGAGAAAAGATGTTAAAAAATAAAAGTAAGCTTGGCAGAGCAATAATAATACCCGATATACACTTTCCGTTGCAGGACGATGCTGCAATAAAATGTGTGATAAAGGCTATTTCTATTGTAAAACCGCAGATATTTGTGTGTCTCGGAGATGTTGGGGAGTGGAAGAGCGTTTCTCCTTTCAAATACAAGAGACGAAAACGGCCTCCTCTGGAATATGTGATCGAAGATCTGGAAAGTGATCAAAAACATGTTAATGCTGGTCTTGATATCTTCGATAAAGCCTTAAAAAAGGTTAAATGCGAGAAAAAGTACATGATTGAGGGAAATCATGATAATTGGCTCAATTACTTTGTAGACGAATTTCCATACCTAAAACGGTATAGATTCAAGAATGCAGTCAATTTAGAGGAAAGAGGGTATAAATACTACCCATATGGAAAACTGTTGCGTATTGGGAAAGCATATTTCTATCATGGCGGCCATTATACCACAATGTACCATACCAAGCAACATGCTGAAAAACTTGGTAAAAATATAATTTATGGGCATACTCATGATGTGCAGCGTCATGGCGTTACACATGTTGATGGTGCTCACCATGCTTGGTCTATGGGTTGTCTCAAAGATATGTCTAGTGAAGCTAATATGTGGTTAAAAGGGAGGCAGACTAATTGGTTTCATGCATTCGGTATCATGGATTTCTTTGAAAATGGAGATTTTAGACTCGATGTTGTCGATATAACACGAGGAAAGACATTTGTATGGGGGAGGGAAATTGATGGTAATAAGTAAATCATGCCCGGAGGGATGAGGTAAGGCGTATAAATAAAAAGGTTGGGTGTGGCATGATTACTAAGAAAATAGGAAAGAGTACAGAAAAGCTGTACAATAGCGAGAAAGAGTTTATAGATGATGGGAATGCTGCATATCATAATAATTGGAGAAATGCACCGGAAGGATCATATGCTAAATCTGATGATGGTCAAATATTCCGTATACTGAAAAAATCTAAGTTTAAGGATGGTAATGAGTATATACGGACAATATTAGGCAGTTACAAGATATCTGACAAAACTCTGATAGGCGGTAAGCCGCCAAAGAACATATATTCCTTTGCAAAAAACAAATTTTGCAATGAACAGCGTATGAGCAGAGAAGAACCCAATCCAAAGGAAGTGGTGTTTGCCAAATATGTTGCTCATGGAATGAATCCTGAGGATGCCTATATGCGTGTATTCCCTACAAATAATAGGAAATATGCCAAAAATGTATCTAATGCACTATTTAAAACAGAAAGGATCAGAACATTGATTAGTGAAGAAGCAAAGGAAATGCTGGATAAGGCAGGCATTAATGAAGAATACCTACTTAGCAATGCAAAATTTATAATTGATAATGGTGATGGGAGAGATTCTGATAAATTGCGTGCAATAGAGATGCTGATGAAAATAGCTGGGATGTTCCCGAATGATAAGAAAACCGAGTCTCTTACTGTATTTCAGGGATTTACTCAGGATCAGCTCAAGCAACTAGGGGATTCAGATGTTAAGATGCTTGCTCATGCGGAAAAAGATATTGCACAGTGAAATAACATTAGCCATGATGCCTGTGGTCAAAACTAAAATTCGCAAATGTAAGATATGCGATAGAAGTTTGAAATCTGATGATAAGATGGTTGTTTTTGATCATATACATATTCCCATTGGTTACTGCTGTAGATATTGTGATACTGTCTATGGCGATGGTGACACTTTGATAAATCTTGGGAATACTGATAAAAGTGGAATATATGGCGAAGGATAAACCATTTAATATAGTACCGCCGCCATCTGAATCTAAGATCAATGATAAAGTTCTTAAAAATTCATATAATGATCTTATATACTTTGGCAGAGCCTTTCTGCCTAAAGACTTTCTAAATAAAAGTGAATCACCTCCATTTCACTATGATATAGCAAAAAAGCTCATATCTACCAAACCGGGAGCTAGGATATGTAATATCATCCCTCGCGGCTTTGGCAAGTCAATTATGGCAAAAGCTGCCATTCTTCACAAAATGTGTTTCTACCCTAAGGGGGAGCGTCAATTCATAGCTTGGATCGCAGAGGAGCAGGGTCAGGCTATTGATCATATCAAGTATATCAAGAGCCATATGGAATATAACGAAAAACTGCGTTATTACTTTGGCCCTATGGCTGGAGACCAAGCTGGGCAGAGATGGACTGAAAAGGATATTGTTACTGCAAGAGGGGATCGTGTCATAGCAAAAGGCACATCTCAGCGTTTACGTGGCAGAGCTGAGATTGATGTACGCTATACTGGTATCATACTGGATGACTTTGAATCAGAATTAAATACAAAAACACCGGAAAGGCGTGATGAAATCAAAAAGTGGATCGTATCTACGGTTTATCCGTCTTTGGAAGAATCAAAGGGCCGTGAGGGCTGGATATGGCTGTTGGGAACTATTGTACACTATGACAGTTTTCTGCAGATGGTTGTTGATGGATCGAGGCAGGCTAGTGAGGAAGATAGAAAATATGTATGGGATTTAACATTCCATAGAGCAATTGAGGATGGAAAGCCATTATGGGAAGATCAGTTCCCGCTTAAAAAACTAACAGCAAAGAAACAAGAATTTATTGAAGCTGGCATGGTCAATAAGTTTGCTCAGGAGTATATGAATGATGCTCGTGATACATCTGGTGCTGCTTTCAAAATAGATCGCATACAATACTACACTGGCAACTTTCATTCAAAAGATAGATTTGCCTATATTAAGATACGAAATGATTATATTCCTATTAATGTCTACCTTGGTGTTGATATAGCAGCTACAGCAACAAAAACATCGGATTATCAGGTTATAGTGGTTATGGGCATAGATTCAGAAAAGAACCGTTATGTGATTGAATATTTCCGTGAACGTATACCAACCTTTGATTTACCACAGCATATTATTAGAATTGCTAAGAAATACCAGCCTGTTAAAAGGGCTACTATTGAAACGGTAGCAGCACAGGAGATGGTAAGAGATATGGTTGATAGGATGGCTAGAGCAGACAGGAGATTGCTTCCGGGGATCTTTAAAGGAGTTAAGCCACCGGGAGGCATCAAAAAGGAGGACCGCCTTGAAACATCGCTGGGGCCAATAGTAAATAGTAAGAAACTCTTTATTAAGCGGAATATGACTGAGATTGTTGATGAGTTTTTTGAACACCCCTTTCCAAAGCATGATGATATAATGGATGCTCTGTATTATGCTGATTACTACTCTAAAGCTCCAAAGAGTGGGAAAATGGATAGAGATATGTTTGATAAGCGTGAAACTGGCAGCATTCTTAAGAAATACAACTGGTTTACAGGAGCTAGAATTAATTAAATTTTATTTAAAAAACTTCTTGACTCATATTTTGTTGCTGCTTTATATTACAAAGTAGCCATGCCTATACCTCAAGACCCCAGAGCACAAGTCAACGAAGAGCTTTTCAGGCGTTACAAGGATGCACGGTCTGATTGGGAGATAGATGCTAGGGTCGATTTAGACTTTTATTTCGGTAATCATTTCAGTGGTGACGAGGTTGATGATCTTGCATCGAGGAACCAAGCCGCTGTACCAATGGATCGTGTTGCGCCTGCTGTTGAAAAGCTGAAAGCAATGCTCACATCTAAGGAGCCTGCATTTACTGTGCTGCCAAGAGAGGACTCAGATGTAAAGGTTTCCA